CTGCATATTATAAATAAAGTAGGCATATAATGTCTTTATTGAGAGGTACTATTAATCCGCTTAATGTGTTAGGTTTGAGAAAGCTTTCTCATATACCTCCTCATTTTGCCAAAATGACTAGTAAGAATATTGATAAGATTGACGTAATTGATAGTTGGATCTATACTAGATTAGACAGTAGATATTGTGTTAAGAAATCATACGTTTTAGATCAAGATAAAAAAATGGTCGAAGTCGTTGAAATTGGCATAGAGGAACCTAAAGAATTAAGTATGTTTAGTTTAGGATGTTCTCATTTACAATAGGAAAAATAAAATGGAAAACGAAAATCAACAAGCAGAACTTGCAAAGGCACCAGAATTGACTATTGTCGATTTACAAAATATCAAATCAATCATCGATGTTAGTGCTCGAAGAGGTTCATTCAGTGCAGGTGAAATGGAAGCAGTAGGAGCAACTTACAATAAATTATCTAAATTTTTAGAAAGTGTAGCACCTCAGGCACCAGCTGAGCCAGCACAACCTTAAGGAGATAAAATGAAACACGTTGGAAGAATGAAAAACAACTCTACTAGAGTTGTAGTTGCTTATAGGACGTTACCAGATGATGCACATAGTGCCTTGGTAGTAGCAACAGGCGGACTTGGTGATAGTTATCACGACACACTAATGACCTTAGTTGAAAGCGACAATGGACAGCAGGCTAACGAACTTGCTGAAATCCTTTCCGCTAGAAGATTCCCAGATGGTTCAAACATGCTAGGGTATCTCCACTCCAACGGTCATTTGAAGAAAGTTCCCACTACAATGGTAACAATGACTCCAGATAATCAAACAACTATTCCTTTAGATAAGTTAAATGAGATTATTGCACAGCAAAAAGGGGTTGCGGTAGAGGATCTAGCAGTCAATGACGGCACTACAAAAACCAGGTCAAAGAAACCAGTAGCCAACGAAATTGTCGTAGAAGAAAAGGCACCTACCACTGCTGTTGAAATGCGTAGTAAGGCCAATGCTCTATACAAAGAAGCCGCAAAATTACGAAGGGAGGCCGATGATCTCGATCCCCCCAAAAGTAAAACCAAGAAAGTGGCTGCTACAGTTGAATGATTGGTTTTATAGTTAAGCAGATAAAAGGCATTGGCCGCAAGGTGATGCCTTTTTTAATATCAAAAGAAATAGAGATGATACATCCAGAAAAAGAATACCTAAAGACCTTACAAGAGATTCTAGATACAGGCGAACATCGTCCGGATAGAACAGGAGTTGGTACTATATCAAAGTTTGGTATGACCATGAGATTTGATCTCAACAATGGGTTTCCTGCTATCACTACTAAGCAATTAGCATGGCGAGCAGTAGTTAGCGAATTGCTATGGTTTATCATGGGCAGTGGGGATGAGCGTAAGTTAAAAGAAATACTTCACGGAGATTCCGAAAGCACAAAACCTACTATTTGGTCAGGTAATGCTACATCAGAGTATTGGATGCCTAAAGCAAAATTCCCCGGTGACCTAGGACGTATATACGGAGTACAATGGCGAACTTGGCGTGCTCCTGTGTTTGGTGCCAATCGGATGGGGCTTAAACATATCGATCAATTACAAGAGTTGATAAACGGAATCAATTCAGATCCTTACGGACGCAGGCATATCATCAGTTCGTGGAATCCTGGAGAGACAGCTCTAATGGCATTACCTCCTTGTCATATGATGGCACAATTTTACGTGACAAAAGATCATAAACTAAGCTGTCAGATGTACCAACGTAGTGCCGACATGTTTTTAGGAGTGCCGTTTAACATTGCCAGTTATGCGTTATTCACTCATATGCTGGCTCAGGTATGCGATCTCGGAGTTGGAGAGCTTACCATTGTGATAGGAGATGCTCACATTTACGAAAATCATGTGACGCAAGTTAAACAGCAATTAAAGAGAGAACCTTTGCCTTTACCTAAACTCAAGCTGAATAAAGATATTAAAAATATCACTGAGTTTACAATGGACGATATTGAGCTAGTGGGATATACCTGCCATGAGGCTATAAAAGCCCCCATGGCTGTTTAAACTTTAACTTCGATAATTCCAAAGCCTTCGGAGTGATCTTCGAGGGCTTTTCCTATTATAGCACCACTGAATACAGTTTGAGCAGCACACGCATATCCGGGATGAGTGCTAGTTACTAGTATATCGCCCTTGCTAACTTTACCGACAACTTGACACGTAACACGGCCTTTTAAGGCAATATAGGGGTGAGTTTCATCAGTTCCTGCCTCGGAATTCATCATATAGGCTGGGTTTTTACTTACTATGCCCGCTACCCTTGTATCAGCGTATAGTGTTGAAATAGTGACTTCTTTTTCTCCGCCAATAATTAAAACAGTTCCCGGTTCATATACGGCATCTGCTTCGTATCTTTCAGCCAAGTCAGCATATGTAGCAGATAGTGTACTGGATCCGACCAAAGTCCATTGACCCCTAATAGATCCCGCATTTAAATCTGAAGTACCCGGATTAGCTGAAATTAAAGTGGTAACAATATTTCCGGTTATCTGACCGGTAAATGCACCGGTAAACTTAGTTGTCGATGCGCTAACATCTACAGAAACCGCACTGGTAATCGGATTAACCAAATTACCTTTGTGTATACCTGTAAACACTGCGTCAAGTCCGGTGGTTCCGTTGTCTAAAATTACGCTTGTTCCGTTAGAAGCTATTACATCTCCAACTACTCTTCCTGTATAGGTGTTAGCATAAGATAGTGTTGTGTTTAGAGTATTAGAATATACGTTGTTGAATTTTGAATATATAGTACCTATGTTAATCCCACCAGAACTAGCGCCTGGTACTATATTGTTTGAATCAATAGTAAAAACATTAGTAATGGTACTGTTATATAACAAATTAAAACTGATACTAGTAGCATTTACTCCCGTAATTTTTCCTTGATTGATACCCGAATCTGCATGAAATCGAAACGTCCCGCCGCTGCCCACTATTATTCCTGCATCATTTGAAATAGCAAACCCCGTAGCTAACGCATTTGTAAAAGTTGACGATAGTAAATATTCTTCAGCCTGATGGTAATTACCTGTGGTTTTTTCTACCAGACCCAAGGAAGTGGCAGCCGTTCCCCAAAAATAGAAATCTCTACTAGTACTATCCCCTGTAATAGAATTTGCGCCTGGGAGACTTATTCCTTTTTTAACAATATTAAAATTTTCCGAATAAAGGGTGTCGACTGTATTTGGTGTAAATTCATCTCTCGATACTACGGCAGGTACTACAGTATCAAATGCATCAGCTATGGTAAATTTTAAAATATACTTTGTCAACGCATTATTTGTAATAGCACTTGAAGGAATCAATGCCACTCCGGCAAATTCAGATTCCTGCGGACCAATTAATAAGAATTTAGTTCCGTTATATAGGTATAACCGTTGCTCATCTTCATTAAACCAAAGGTCTCCCTTGGAACTATCAGTAGGAACTTTTATAGAAGAATCAAAATTCTGTAAAGGCTTGAATCTCGTTCCATCATAAAGTTTAATTTTTTTATTAGTAGCATCATACCACATCTGTCCAACTAATGGGTTAAGAGGTTCTTTACTGTTTGAAAAATTCTCAAGCAATTTAACTAGATCTTGATTTAAAATTTCACCATATCCAGCATAATTTTTACCTACAAAAGTTAAATCGGTAGAAACGTTTTCAATAGATCCATCAGGTACTGTAACTAACTTCTGGCCGTTTGATTTGTATAAAATGTATGGCATTATTTCGAATCCTTAAGTTTTCATAATAAAATAGAGAGCATAATATGGCGGTAAATTTGTATCGGTTCCTGTACCATCAGTAGTTCCTTCGACGCTGGTAGTAAGCGAGGTAGCTGCGTTCAATGTCTTGAGAACACTAACACCCCCACTAGTAACTTCATCAACAAGGGCAGTTGCTCCAGCAGTTACGCCACTATTATAAAGATGATAGTGCTTGATAAGTCCAGCATCCTTAGTTCCGCCGGTTTGCGAGACAGAATAACCCGAGCCAGCTCCTACGATAAATCTATTTCGCAAATCAGGAGTTCCGTTAGACCCATCACATATCACCCATCCGATAGGAATTCCTCCACTAGAACCAGAATACATCATGACCATACCTGAGCTAAATTGAGAACTAGCTACTGTCGCCATAGTTATATTTGATGAACCGTCAAAGGAGGCCGAGCCTGAAGTAGCTCCTGTTAAGGTTATAGTCCTAGCATTTTGTAATTTAGAAGCTATTGAAGATATACCGGTCACATTACCTATTAAATCTCCAGTGAAAGTATTGGCATATACTTTACCGTCGGATGATCGTTGTACTATTGAATTAGGCGAAGTAGTTACTGAAGCGGCATAATAGTTTGAACTTGCGCTATCTTTTAAAGAATCTGCTTGTAAAGCCGTAGTAGATTGCCCCACTGATAGTGATCCAGGAGTTGACCACGTCGGACCTGTTGCTCCTGCTGTCAAGAAATATCCAGATAGTCCTAAAGATAGATGAGCCGTTGTTCCGACTGACGTTTGATATGGCAATGATCCCTGAGATCCATTTGATAAATTAGTAGTTGAATTTGAATATCCTACAGATACGATCGTATTATTAACAAACACCGGAGCATCAAATCCCGAACTTACCAATAATTGGCCGGAAGTACCTGTACTAATAAATCCAGTAATTCCACGAGCAGTTTGATATGGGATCTGCCCTGCTCCACCACCAAACACGTTAGTCGCAGTAGCAGCTAAATTACTGTATGTACTTCTACCATATAATTGAAAATCAGTATCGCTATCATTCTTAAGATTTATTCCTCGATTAATTTGTACAAATCCCGCTACCGAATTGCTGCTATCTAATAAAAATTTTGTATTAGAGATTATTCCTACAATTTCATCATCTACTGTTATGTTTATAACAGGATGGAATGCTCCATATTCTACGGCTTTCGTGGAAGTTGACACCAGTCGTGTTATTCCTGAACCAGGAACTAAATCTGGACCAATGAATCTAAAATCATTACCAGAAGTTCCGACATTCATATACAGTTGATTGGTAGCTGTATTGAACCATAATTGCCCTGCTCTACTGGCAGTTGGCACAGTACCTATAAAATCAATTTGAGCTAATTCTACCCAACCACCGCCATTCCATGCTTTCATTTTATATTGGCTAGTATCGTACCATAACTGTCCTTTTATTTGACTAGCAGGAGCTGTGCCAGATGCGAAATTTTCTAATAAATGTATGAGATTTTCGTTCTGTGATTTACCAAATCCACTTACATTTTTTCCAATCAAAGTAAGGCTAGAATAGGCACTATCTGTATGGCCGTCCGCTAGGGTCAGCAATACATCTCCATTATATTTTCTAATCTGATATGCCATTTTCTATTCCTTTTAGTATGTCGTCTTGGTCCATATTCCTAATTGTGTTCTCCAGGTCTGTATGCTATAACTTGTAACCGGGGTATATGTTTGTGCGGGCAAACTACCTGCAACTGCTCCACCTAGACCGGAAATTACTAAAGTAGAATTTAAACTACCATTCTTATCTACTGTTACTGTAGCATAAGAAATATTAACTGTAGCAGTTGTTGTAGGAACAGTCACACTAGAACAAAGAACCTTAGATCTAATCCCATCAGGTAAATTATAAGCTGTATCAGTAGAAGTAGTGCCATTAGTACCGTCATTAAGTATAGGAAAAATACGGTCTAAATAATATTTTACTCCTATATCTACACTTCCGTGGACCGACACAAAATTTGTTACATCCAATGAAAGGTTAAAATTCTTAGAACTTACAAGATATAAGCTATCGTCTACGTATCCTTTATTGGCAGCATCTAATCTAGTAGTAGCTGTAGAAACATTGGTAATTTTATCACCCGAAGCATCGATGGTGCCTGTTCCCGAGCCTGCTAGATATAGAGTTTGATTTGTTCCAATAGCTGAGATAGTATTTCCGGTTATATATACGTTAGTGACTGTAAGCTGTGATAATACACCTACCCTTGTTAGGCCAGGAGCAGTTGCGATAGTTGTTCCTAGCGTACTAGAAGTTATAACAGATAGTCCGCCAATCATGTATGTGCTAGCGGTGGTAATATTAGTGTTGGTATTAAAATTCCATCCGGTGGTTTGACGCCAGGTTATAGTTTTATTTGTAGTTCCATACAATGTAATTCCGCCACCGCTAGCAAAAGCATCGTCAGCAACACCAACAGGATAACCGATATCTATATTATTATCGTATATTCGTAAAGTAGTAGAAGTGAATATAGTTTGTGTGCCGATAACGGTTAAATTTCCCCGTATGTAAACATTACCATTTATATCTAAAGGGTATGCTGGAGACTTGTTCCAAATTCCTAAATATCTATTTGCTGCATTGACATATATAGAACTAGTTGATCCTATAATAGAATTTGTTATTTCTATAGATAGATTTTGATTAGGAGTATTATAAATTAAAGTTCCAACCTGAGTTGTGGGATTTACCCTTAGTCCAACATTTTGACCCGAAACATTTGAAATAACCAATCCGTTATTATCTTTAATTGTTACCGTACCTGTGATAACTTGAGATACTGCTGAATTTTTCACTAACTGACTCACAGTTATTCCTTGGACACTTTCAGCACTGGTAGCAGTTCCTACAAAACGAACTCCTGATATAGTTTGATTTAAATTTAAACCCGCTTGTAAAACTGTCATTCCGGCAGTAGAAATAGCCATAGTAAATGAACTGGTAGAGAATATACCTACATGCGTTCCGCCACTATATAATTCACTAATGATCTTAGAATTTCCTTGTGAGTCCAATACAGTTGTAGATTTCCATCCGTTTCTCCCCAGAGAGATCGAATCAGTAGGACCTATCAAATATAAATTGTTAGCGTCGGGTGTAAAAAATAATTGTTGATTATGTGTGTCAAACCAAAAATCATTATTTGCTAGTTCTACAGGCAATACATCAGCAGAAAGGGCATTAGTTATAGAGCGAAAAACCCCATTGAGATCATACACCTTTATCCTTCCAGACGCAGAGTCATACCATATTTGCCCAGTTATTGGACTTGACGGTTCGTTGATACTGGCAAAATTTCCTAATAATTTAATTAGGTTATTATTAAAGATTTCGCCGTAATTAGGATAATTCTTACCTATCAATGTAAGGCTGGTACTTACCTGATCAGCTTTGCCATCTCCTAATGTAACTAAAACTGATCCGTCTGTATTGTAAATTGTATATGCCATATTCTTATAACTTTATAATGTATATTATGGGCAAAGGCCAGGTTTGAGCATTTGTTGTAGTTCCAGCATATAATGGAGTAGAATTAAGATTTGGTACCTTATATCTCTGTGAATTGGTATAACCGTATCTAGTACCTAGCACAGTATATAGTGCCAACCACTTTCCTGTCCTATCATATTCAGTTCCGTCGCATAACACCCATCCATCCGGTAATCCCGATGTGTTAGTCGTTCCGCCCGGCCACGGCAGTATGGTTCCTGTTGGAACCATTGACCCATATATATCTGCAAAAAATACATCTTTAGTGCTTTGCCTAATATTTTGCTCAAACTCGCTATAAAATAAAACCTTATCAAGCGCTGGATCAAATCTACTAATTGTGCCAACGGTGTCTATTGCTGTAGGTCCAATAAAAATGTCTTTGGTTAATTTAGTAGTAAATGTAGCGGTTAGAGCAGATCCATCAAAATTGATAGCTTGAGTAGTAACAACCGACCCTGTCATTATAAATCTAGTGGGTGTTGATAATTTTGAAGCCGATCCTTGTATGCTCCCATATACAACAGTGCCTGTTCCTGTAGATCCTATTGTTTCAACCCATAGTCTGTTAAATGGCCTAATAAATGACCCTATTTCAACATTGGTAAGAGAATTTGCTGTAGCTACTCTAATTCCTCTAGGATTATATGTACCATCAGTATCTCCGATCTTACCAATAGTTAAAACTTTTTCTACAGTAGCTGTATTTTTAATTAGTACAGTACCTGTAGAAGTTAGACCACCTGAACTTATACCCCCTGCTACAGTTAACGCAGAAGAACTTCCAGAACGTATAATAACTGTTTTATCTAATACTGTACTTCCCGTTACTTCTAGGTCTATAGGAATTATCGGAGTTCCTATAGTAGCTTTAAGATAATTTCCGTCAAGTGTTAATACATCATTTCTTCTTCCATTTGAGTCGTCTATTTTAAAAACAAAACTGCCGGCTCCAAATGAATTTATAAAATTACCGTATCCTGAATTTTTTTGTATAAAAATAGTAGCAGCAGTTTTTCCTATTTTTAATCCGGAATCATTAGCGATTGTTAAAGATCCGCGTATGCTTTGATCAATATCATTTCTTACAAAATTATTCGCGCTAACTAATTCTGTTGATGGAATCGTTTGTTTTAAACTTAGAGCCGAATCTGCTGGTCCATAAAATTTAGGAATCTTATCTCCAAATATTTTAGAAGTTACATTTATACCAGGAACAATATTGCTAAATCCATCTATCTTAGGAGTAGGAGTAAAACTATCTTTAGCAATTATCTCAATAACATCATCATTGAGATACATTTTTATCACATAGTAATCATTTCCGTCACTTCCTCTAAGTGTATCAGGGTAGCTGCCTGTTCTATTTGCTGAGGAAAATGACGGACCTATTAATGTCCAGTCAACGCCGTTCCATATCTTTAAATAAAGAGATTGAGTATCAACCCAGATATCACCTTTCTTTATATTGCTAGGAGCAACGTCTGCTTGATGAACTCCGCTAGCAGGATACCATGTATATCCAGAAGCTGCTCCGTCGTTTATTTTTAATTTCTTTGCTGAGGGATCACTAGTGTCATACCATAACTGCCCCTCAATAGGATTTGTAGGAGGTATAGGGGAAGAGAAATGTTCTAGCAGATGTAGGAAGTTTTCTGCTAGAGCTTGCCCATAGTTAGGAGAATTCCTACCAACTAATTTTAAGCTAGTAGTTGTATCTTCTGTTTGCTGATAGACAACAATAGACCCGTTGTTTTGATCGGAATATTGTATGATATATTCATTGGCCATAATTACATTCCGTTAGTTAAACTTTGTATTCTTACTGTGTAATCTATCTGGATTAATCTATTAAGAGATTTTTGAACAGGATGGAATATGACATGAGTAAGTAGTTTTCCTAGGCCTGGGCCATCGGTACTATAAGCTCTCAATCCCAACTCATCAAATACATACGAGCTATCTAACCCTGTGCTATTATCAAATGCCGCTTGCCCGCTAGGCTCTCCAAAATCCAATAAACATGTTACTAATACATCGGTATAAAATGTACCGTTAACATGCCTTACTTCCATATAATTTCTAGAGGGATCTCGATTTCCTATATTAGTAGCATCAACAATTTTTGTATAAGTTTTATTATATAAGTCAGAATTTCTTCCGGATGTATTTGGTGTTAGATATGTAATAATTCCAGTAGGGTCCACTCTGCTTCCACCGTTGCCGAAACTAATTTCAGAAATAAATCCCTGTCCTTGGTTGCTGACACTTTGTGCTAGAGCATAGCTAAAATTTTCATAGTGTATAGCATTACGTTTATCTACTATGATTTCTTTAGTTTCGGGATCAAAAATCTTGATATGACCTTGGATTGAAATTGCTCCTTGCTCATTAGGCTTGGAGTTATTTTCGTCATGTTCGACGGATTTTTCTAAAATTTTATCGTTGTTGAGGTTTTCCATATCAATATTTATCGTGTTAGTTAAGTACTTTTATAATGTGCGTCTTATTCTAGATCTCGGATAAGCAACTCCCGAGGTAGGTCTGTTTTTAAAGGTAGTTCTTGGCAAACTTTGTCCGCTTGTGGGTCTTTCTAATTTGTAAAATAGATACCGGTTATTGCTGTTTCCGAACCATTGATAATTACCGTAGCTTGAGCCAGTAGTACCTATTTGATTTTGTGTAGAATTTGTTATTAGATATATCAATGCCTCACTAGGAGATAGGTTTTGATTTTGTTCCGCATAACAGGCCAACAAACCACATACCTGCGGGCTAGCCATGCTGGTCCCGCTAACACTAGCCAGTTTATACCCTGAATTTCTAGGATCATTTACCAGTGTAACACCCCATTCAGTAGCAGCAGATGTGTCGTATACTGATGACACAATATTAGTTCCCGGAGCCCATACATCAACTCGATTGCCAAAGTTACTAGAATTGTTTTTGTATTCCTGTTGAGTACTGCCAACATTACCGACAACAATTACACCCGCTGCTACAGCAGGACTCGATCCTTGGGAGTGTACATAATCAGTACTACCTACTCTAATACTGTTGTTATAGTCTTGACCATCTGAATATGCCGAATTCCAATAATTGTTTCCTGCTGCTGCAACAACAATAACACCATCCGCTATCGCATCTGCAACGTCAGCATTAAGGGCAGCATAAGTGTATGGCATCCTATAAAGATATGTGCTATATGGTACAGGCACGCCGTTTAATTCTAACGAAGTTTTCTTAGCGGAAGTACTTAATGCTGATATATTCGTGTATGTACCTCTATAGGTATGTCCGACAATTGACGACAAGTTAACATCACCATAAGAATATCCCCAGCTGTGATTAGTTATAGTTGGATTTCTACGTCCAGTAGCAGGATTAACTGTTTTATTTTTATGGAATGCTCTAAGATAATCAAATATATAGAGTTCCCAGTTAGCCGGAGTATTAGCACCTGCGTAGCTAAATTCCATATTATAAATGTTAGCATCGCGGGCCCAACCTTGAGTGTTGCCTGCTGTTGTGCCTGCTACGTGTGTTCCATGATTGCTGGACATGTTGCTATAGTCATAGGACCCGGTGGTAGATATTCCAACGATAGAACTTAGCGAAAACCAATTAAATTGATTAACTCTTGATCCGCCTGTTCCGTCTATGTTTACAGCAAATTCGGGATGAAGAGGATTAATATGAGCATCAACTACAACAACGTCTACATTTTTTCCAGAGCTAGTAGTGGTTACAGTTTGTGTTGTCTGTGTAAACGATGCGCTAGTACCCCAACCCGATAGTGTACTGCCGGCGGTTACTCTATACAATCCCCAATTTTTATCATTGCTATCAATGGTGGAATTTTTTTCAAAGTTTCCAGACTGTGTCCAGTGGTGGACAACTTCGATACCCATTTCTCTAGGCGGACGTTCCACTGCTATCACTCTAGAATCATTTCTTAATTGTTCTGCTTCTTCATCAGACAACATAAAATGTGTGTTCCTGCTGATTTCTCTAAGTTGTGTTATATCAACGGACCTATTAGGAATATAAAGATTTCCGCTCGGCGATTCCATATCCTCAATAATTGAATCCGCATCGGCCATTGTCTTGGCAGTAACAACGTATTCTTTTAAATCACTCATATTAAGCCTCAATTTGCAACACAGTTAGGGTTACACTGATAATTGTAGCACCATTGCTTTTATTTGTTATTGCTAATTCGATGTTAGTTGACGGGGAAGTTTCGTTGCTAAACCCTATCGTGCCTGGGCTAATCAATAGTGTCTGAGAACCTGTAGTAATAACTTCGGCTATTACACCAGACCCCGGTGTTGGATCAGTTAATTCACTTCGTCCCGCATCTGCTATTCTACTAGCAGTATCAGTATAAATTCTAACCCAAGAAGATGTAGTTACCGCTATCTTATATAATATATATCCCTTATATGCATTTGAAATAGTAACATTTGCGGTAGTGCCCGAGGATATAACCGAGGTTGATGTTGAAAAACTTTGCCTTGATAAAAGTCCAACAGCACCGGCTATGTTTACACCATTCCACCTTAGTTGTACTCCGTCCGGAGACTGTAAATATCCCGAGGTGGATGTTGTATTATTCCCTAAAGAAATATAATTACTATACACCTGATAACCCCATACACTTTCCCACCGCTTTCCAGGACTACCTATGCTCAATCCTACATCAACGGCTGGTAGAATCCATTCTGTTATCGTTGAAAGGTTAACGGTAGTAGAATTTATCCAGTTAGTTCCATTATACCTTAGTACTTGCCCTGTAGTAGGAGAAGATAACACAACATTTGTTAAACTGCTGAGAGTTAATTTAGTCCAGCTTGAGGTAGACCCATTAGTTATTAAAAATGATCCAGTGTTACCGGTGTGTGAAGGCAACAAGGATGCTCCTATGGCTACCCAGCTTGATGTGGATCCATTTGTTGTTAAGTATTTTCCAGTGTTACCGGTTTGCGTTGCCAACAACGATGCTCCTATAGCAACCCAGCTTGATGTGGATCCATTTGTTGTTAAGTATTTTCCGCTATTACTAGCTTGTGTTGCCAACAACGATGCTCCTATAGCAACCCAGCTAGCTGTAGTTCCATTTGTTGTTAAGTATTGTCCGGCACGATTAACCTGTTCTGGTATTTTAGTAATTGATCCCCAACTAACAGAGGTGCCATTGGTAGTCAAATAGTTTCCGCTATTGTTAGTTTGAGATGGAAATGTAGAGTTTAATGTGGCCCAACTTATAGAGGTCCCGTTAGTTGTTAAAAATCCTCCATCATTTCCAGTTTGTGATGGTATAGCAACTTTTACATCAAAAGATCCATTGGTATTCTGTATCAATGTTGATCCGATATCTATTACCCCTAGAGAAATAATTTTATTTCTCAACTCGGCTATCGTTACGGTTTTACTCGAATACGGAAATGCCGATACATCTAACGCTAAAAGCCTAGTGGTTGTACCGGGATTCGTCAATAAAGGTAATTCACTTATTTTTGCCATATTAATCTAACTCCAAGAAAGTTCCTGTTTCATCTGTAACAACTACACCACTTTCATCTAATGTATAAGAAATAGGTGATATTATTTGATTTGTATAGAAGTACTTATCAGGAATTCCTGCTGATGATTGTTGTAAGAATCTAGCCTGTATGGTTACTTCGTTTAATAAAGATAAGGTCTGTCCGGGAGTATACCAAGTCTGCCCTGTATTCTTTATTATAGTTAATCTTTTTCCTCGTTCAATACCATTTGGCCATTTTAACGGAGAAAGAGAAAGTTTGATATAATTTATTGTTCCAATAGTCACAACTGTAAATTCTGGATCAATTATTATATCGCTTGCTATGTCGGAGTCGTAAGATACATCTACACTATGTACAGTACTTGTAGTTTTATGTAACAGTACTCCGGCATAATATACGTCAATTTGACTACCTAGATCTAAATTAGTATCTAATACTATGGCATCACCTGTAGATGTTGATGCTACAGAGTTAATTTGATACGTAGAGGTATTATTAGTTAATGTATTTTGAACCAATATTAATTCATTTGTAGGAATAGTTTGACCCCTTCCAGAATCAACTACCGCGGTGCCTATACTGTATAGTTCACGAACACCTGTACCTAATGTGCCTCTCCTTAGCTGACCTAACATATTATTAGAATCATCTTTAGTAAAATATTCTATTCTTTCGCTTGCTATAAAAATAACGCCGGGACTATTTGTAGTAGGTGAAGGAGCAGGTAATATACTGGAATTTACTACCGATATTGATAAATCGTCGGATAACAGTTGTTTACTCAATAATGTAGAATTATTTTTACTAAATCGTTTGTAATGAACTCTTCCTAAAATATCGTAAAACAGTCTATAACCTAAGAATCTACTTACTGATTTGTCGCTAAAACTTGTAATTATAATCCTATCATTTAAACTACATTTGTAATCTCTGCTAATTTCAATAGTTGTTAAATCTGACAATATATAATAATCTTTTCCTTTAATCAGAGGCTTTCCGGCTACAGAAACCCAGACATAATTATCATTTACGATTTGTCTAGATATTTTGTATAAATTAGAACCATTAAATTTATAAACTTCTGTTCTTATATTTGAAGAATCGGAATTTGTATAGGTTATTATTTTTAATATATTTCCGGATGAAACACTGTTTGTTAGCTTAATTTGATTATTTGATATAGTATAATCTTGCCCTATTAATATAGTGATAGCTATCACATCTCCATTAGTTAAATATCCAACATCAAATTGTATCTGGCCGGTGTCTTGCAATATAATATAGTTGTCATATATTGCTAATTTAATTCCATTCCTATAAACTTCAACAATACTATTGTCAAAGATATTAGGCGGATTTACTTCGTCTGGTCTAATAGAAAATATATATTGATTATTTTTTACTTCATAATAAACAGAATCTGGAGGATTTAATCTTAGTCCATTTAATTCAACTATTGCCTGAGCGTGGAATGG